CACCAGCGCATGCAGGATGGGGACCAAAGCGTCCGGGACCGTGAGCACCTACAGCACCTCGACGAACTGGATCGTGCAGGGGAAGACCTCGCCCGACTCGCCCCACTCGAACTCGCTGGCGAATCGCACCGTGGCCAAGGCGCCGCCGGCCTCCCGCGGGTCGTAGCTGAGCTTCGTGAACGTCGTCACGATCCCCTTGGTCCGCCAGAAGTCGCGCGCCGCGTCCGCCTCCGTCGCCGTGAACTGGTAGGACTCCACCCACTCTCTGACGAAGCTCCCGTTCTTCTCGCGCCGGATCTCCTTCTGGTCCTCGAACCGGGAGATCAGCGTCACCGGTGGCCGATCCCTGAACGCGGGCGGCGAGTCCGACACGGGCACGAACGTCCAGTCGGCCATCAGGCCTTCCCGCGGAACCGGCCCCGTCGCGCGGCCGCGATCGTGCCCTCGAAGTTGTCCTCGAACCAGCGGATGGTGGAGGCCTTGTCCGTCGGCCCGTTGAAGTTCAGGTGGAAGGTGTCCCCGCCCATCCCGGATCCGCGCCGCACCAGCATGGCCCGCCCGTCGAGCACGGCCTCCGTCTGCTGGGGCGTCAGGATGCCTTCTCCACGGGTGGCGCGGATCGGGACCGCGTCGGTTCCTGCTGGCCCGTCCACGATGCCCCCGAACCTGAACCCGGCCGCCGCACCCATCCCCGCCCCGGCGGCAGCGCCAGCGCCAAACGCGGCCCCCGCACCCGCCAGCATCGCCGCCTCGGACGCCGCAGCCACCGCTGGCGCCAGGGCCGGGCCCACGATGGGGATGGCCGCCGTGGAGGCGAAGGCTGCGCCAAACGTCTGCGCCGCCAACTCCCCGATCCGGGCGGTGTTCTGCGCCGCCTGGAGCTTCGCAGCTGCGGCCGCGCTCACGATGTGCTGCGCCAAGGCCTTGATCCCCATGTCAAGGAGAGACTGCAGCATCATCTGCGTCACGCTCTGCATGACGTCCCCGAAGTCCTGACCCCGGATGGCCCAGTCCCCGATGGCCGACGACACGGAGAGCGCGATCTCGTTCGTCCGCTCCATCAGCGCGTTCAGCTCCTCCTGAGCCTTCGCGGCCTCCACCCCGCCCATGATCTCGGGCCCAACCTGGTCCTTCGTAGGGATCCCGGATGTGAAATCCGGAACGGGACCGCTCCCGGCCTTGAAGAGCGGCGCCGACGACAGATCCACCGGAGCCTTCGGCTCGATCGGACGCCCGAAGGCGTCCAGGGCGGGCCCCCGCCGGATGGCGGCCGCCTGCTCCTTCATGAAGATTGACAGCTGCTTCTCGACCTCCAGCGTCCGCTGGCGGGTCTGATACTCCCGCTCCGTCGCCTCCAGGCGGGCCTTCGCCGCGGCCACCTGATGGTCGAGGGCCTCGGTCACCTGGTCGTTGAAGAGCGCCAGACCCCGCGCGTCGCTCAGGCCGCCACCGATCGCAGCCAAGGCCTGCGCCTCGATCTTGGCGGCCTGAATGCGGGCGTCCTGAGCATTCTTCAGCTGCTCCCAGACGTTGCCAGCAGCGAACATCCCGCCGAGGCCCAGGCCCTGGCCGCTCTCCATCCGGTCGGAGATCTCCTGCATGGCCTTCGCGACGTCCTCCAGGAGCTTGACGTCGCCGGACTTGATCAGGACCCCGCCCACCGACTCCTTGAGATTTCCCCACGCCTTGGCGAGCCGCTCGAGCGAGGCCGCCGTCGTCTCGGCCTGCGCCGCTGCGCGACCCCCGAAGCGCTGCTCGATCCCCGCCATGACGGAGGAGAACTTCTCCCCCGCATCCGCCCCCTCGCGGAACGAGAACCCGAGCTGCGTGAAGGCCCGGACATTCCCGGCCGCCGCGCGCGCCACCTTCTCGGCGGCCTCGGGAATGGCGATGCCAAGACCCGCCGCAAGATCGAGCGTCGCCTCAGTCGCGGCATGAAGGGCCGGCCCACTCAGCCGGCCCACGCTGATCAGCACACTCTGAATCGCCGCCACCTGCTCGTCGTCCGCGAGCGTCGTGGCCTGGAGCACCCGCTGATGCGCCCGCAGGGCCTGGGTGGTCAGCGCATAGGCCTGGCCCGACTTCCGGACCGCAGCCTCGAGGCCGGCCTGGACCTTCTCGGCCTCCATGCTGGCCTTGACGGCATCCACCATGAAGTGGGCCCCAGCCCCCACGGCGCGCATGGCGGTCTCGATGGCGACGAACCCTGCCGCCCACTTGGCGAGGCTCTTGGTGACAGCAGGGATCAGGGTCTTGTCGAACGTCTGCATCTGGAGAGAGAGCTTCTCCACCTCTCTCGATGCGTCGTTCCGGGCCGTCAGGACGATCCGGGAGACCTTGTCCGCCACCCTACCGCCTCCGCTTCATGCGCTCGATCTCCTCACGCTCCGCTTTCCAGCCCGCCTCGGCCGCGCGGGAATCGATCGTCAGTCGCTGCCAGGGCGTCAGGCCGTCGTCGACGAAGTCGCTGGGGCGTCGCCCGTATCGCTGACCGAGGGCATCGAGCCGCCGGAGGAGTCGGGCGTTTCGGACAAAGGGCGGAGCTCTTTGGCGGCCTCCGGCGTGAAGCCACGCTTCGCGAGCAGCTCGTGGGCCGCCGCATGACGTTCGGTGGGCTCGACCTCGTCGAGCGCCAACACTCCCTCCTCCAGCTCGACCGGACACCCGGCCACCAGGCGCGGCCGCAGCGCGCAGATCACGAGGAGCGCGTCCGTGCTCGCGAGCTCGGCCCGCATCTTCTGCTCCAGCACTGCCGGATCGGGGTCGCCGGTCACGGGCTTCGGATCATCCGTGTCGTGGATGGGAAGGCCAGCCCGCTTCGCCGCCGCGCTGCTAGCGATGAGATCGAGCGACGTCGGCACCTTGAACTGGACCGACTGGCCGCCCAGCGTGATCGTGATCCGCATTCCGCCTCCCTTACGTGGTCGCGACCGCGTTCTGCTCGACCAACTTGACGATCGTGGTGTCCACGTCGTCCAGTGCGGTGAACTCCACCTCCTGGCGGTTGAACTCGCCCTCCACGGGGACCGGCGCCTTCCCGGTGATCCGGATCGTGCCCAGCTCCCAGGTCAGGGACTGCGAGCTGGGGCCGGTGCAGGTGATGATCAGCGCCATGTTGGTCCCGGCCAGGAAGGCATCCCAGACCGCCTTGCCCTGCTTCGTCCCGGTGGTCCAGTCACGCGAGAACGATCCGGTGACCTCGCGCTTCCCCTGGGAGAGGGCGGCATCCACGAACTGCGTGCCCAGCGGCACCCGCTCGCGCAGGTTGTTGTTGACCCGGAACGCACAGGAATCGAGCGTCACGGTCGTCCCGTCCAGAGTCACCACCACCTGCGCCGGGTGCACCAGGTCGGCGTCGGAGACGAACGTGGGCGACGCCGTCTTCGCCGCCTGCACGACGTTCTTCCCGACCATGGCCATGTCGAGCATGGGCTCGACGTCGGGCCGGAACTCCACGCCCCAGGACGCGACCCGACCGCCGACCATGAGCATGGCGCCCAAGCTCGAATCGGGCAGGTCGAGGAACAGCTCCGTCGTCAGGCCGATCAGCGGGGAGGAGGCGCGGGTGTAGGGGGTCTGGTCGGAGGTGAAGGTGTGCGTGTACGGGCCGGCCCCGGCGTCCACCACCTTCCCGAAGCAGGCCTCCAGGAACTTCCCGCAGCCGTTGTAGGCCAGCGGGACCTTGATCGTGCCGCGGCCGAGCTCCCGCGTCTTGAACAGGCCCTCCGGGTCGCGCGTCCGGAACTGCGCGCGTGGCACCTGCTGGATCTCGTGGTCGAGCACCGTTCCGTCGAAGATCCGCGCGAACTGGGTACGCGCGACGGAGGTGCCCCAGGTCGTTTCCCTGCCGATCCCGACGTACTGGCCATAACCCATGGCGACCTCCTATAGGATTGTGAATCTCGGGCCGGTGGGGAATCCGAGCCGGTGTCCGCTCGCTCTTCGGGGGCCCAATCCCCTATCCCCACCGACCCGAGGCTTTCATTCCTTCTCGAACGGAACCTCGAACGGCAGCGAGGACATCGCCGCCTGCGCTTCCGCGTCGGCCGGCTCCCACTGCTCCGGGCGAGAGGTGCACAGCTCGATCACCTGCTCCTTGTCGCAGGCGACGATGCGGTGCTCCTCGCGAAACGTCTTGGACGTCGGCAGGATCTCCCGGCGATCCCACAGGACGATGTCCGTCGGGCCCTTGTACCGGACCTTCATGGCTGCCCCCTCGTGTGCTTGTAGGAGACGGTGACGCGGGCGAACCGCGCGAAGTAATCGGACGCCTGCTCGCCAGCCAGCTCGGGGTCGAGGATCGCGTCCACGACCACGTCGCGGACGTAACCGAGCCCGATGAACTGCGAACCCGACTGGGTTTCGAGGATCTGCTCGACGTGGCCCACGAGCTCGTCAGCGTCGGCCTCGCTCATCGCATAGCAGGCGATGGAGAACGGGCAGACCGAGCCCTTGCGGTGCATCTCCACCGGGAAGGGGCCGGAGTCGCCCAGGAACTTCTCCTCCTGGCCGGACCACAGGACCCGGATCATGGGCAGCGGCACGCCTCCGCTCTTCGGGTTCTCGTTCTCCCCGGTGACGTGGCGGACCTCGATCTGATAGCCGTTGGCCACGGTGATCCCCGCCAGCGTGGCCAGCAGGGCGTCCTTGATCTCGCGCCGGCGCACCGCCACGTCAGGCTCCACCAGGGCGTCGTCCGCGAACCAGACGGCCGAGGAGGGCGACCCCACCGCCGCGACCAGCCGGAACGACCCCGCCAGCCCCACCGCGACGAACGAGCCCACCTCCCAGAGCCGGTAGGCCGAGACCAGAGCGCTCGAGCCGAGCACGACGACGTTCCCGTCGCCAGGATCGATCACGCAGCGAAGCGCTCGCCCCTGCGCCGACTGGGAGTCCAGCCAGAGCGAGACGTCGTACGTCGTCCCGGGAACCAGCTCCAGCAGCTGGGAGACCGCACCCTGCCCGAAGAAGCCTGACGCCTGGCCGGGGATCCGGGCCGACCACGCCCCAGTCCGGGGCCGCAGCGTGGAACGGGAGGCCCCGCCCTGGTACGCCCAGAGGCCCGCGATCCCGAGCTCGAAGCCCGCATCCGACAGCAGGTTCGACATTCATCCCGTGAACACGCGGAACGAGCTCTCCAGCTCGCGCTCCGCGTCCCCTTTCTTGGCGTTGAAGGCGTGCAGGAAGAAGTCGCGGGGAGCCACCCGGCCCCGGCGCCCCTTCCCCGAGGTTCGCTCCGCCGTCCCGGTGGAGAGGAGGCGGACGTACCAGGCCCGGCCCGTGTTCGAGATGACGGCGAACAGGTCCCGGTTCTTCCGGTCGAACTTCAGCCGCAGCTGGATGCTCTGAGCCCCCTTGTCGCTACGCGTCGTGACCGACGACGCGTATTGACGACGCACCTCGTCACGGAGGATGGTCCCGGCTCGCTTCAGTCGCTCCCGGAGCTCGGTGCGCTCGAACCGCTCCCGCTCCCGGTCCAGCTGCCGGCCGACCGTGCCGAAACCCACGGCGGTGATGCGGATCACGCCACCCTCCGGTCGGAGTACGCGTCCCACACCGCCAAGGCGTTGGGCGTGATGTCGTCCCGCGTGATCCCGATCACGGACCCATCCTCGGCACGCTCCTCGGTCGAGGCGTGATAGCGCTGGGTCCGGCCCTTGATGAGCTTCACCGCGATGACTTCCACCGCGGACCGCTCCAGGTCGGCGGGGATCGTCGTGAAGCCGGCGGTGTAGATCACCTTCACGGCGTCCGTGCCACAGGACCACCCGCGGCCGACGCGACGGAGGATCCCGGTCTTGCCGTCCCCCTGGAGCCAGTAGTGCACGCCGCTCGTCAGCAGCGTGGTAGCGTCGTAGACCGGAGGCTGACTCTGGCTCTCGTAGACCGACGCGATGGCCGTGACCAGCGGGTTGCCGAGAACGAGAGCGCGACACCCCTGGCCATCCAGGTATTCCGTCACCGCGGCCGAGACCAGCTGCCGTCCGCAGTAGCGCTCGGCCTGCCGGGTGACCGACTCGAGCAGCGCGGAGATCCGCGCATCGTCGTCCGACTTCTCGATCTTCAGGTCGCGCTTCACGTTGGCCAGCGTCGAGAGCCACGGGCCCGAAGCGGGGACCACGCCGGCAGCGACCTGGTCCTCGAAGCGGTCCGGGGTGACGATGTGGAGCGCGTGGGTGACCGTGAGCAGGTAGAGCGCCGCGGCGTCCGCCGGGGTGTAGGTGACCCAGTAGCCGCCGGACCCAATCTCTGTGATCGTCACCGTCTCGGATCCGCTGACGAGACTCGCAGAGTCCTGACGCCGCAGGGTGACGACGAAGTTCGCCTGCACGAGGCCGGTGACCGGAACGCCGCTCACGTTCCGGACCTCGATGATGTGCCGAACTTCGGTCCCGAGTGCCGCCACCTGGCTCCCTCAGAGAAGAAGGCGGGGATCCGGCCCGAGCCCCCCCGAAGAGGCCGGACCCCCGCAAGACATCACGCGCGGTTCTGCCAGACGCGCACGTAGTCGACCTGGAGCGTGCCCACGCCGGTCCCCGAGGCCTTGTAGGCCTGGAAGAACGGCTGCAGGACGGCGTTGGCTCCGGTGGCCGCATAGTCGAACGTGGTGCCGGCGGCCACGCGGTTGCCGTTCACGAAGAACTTCACATCGTGGATGTCCGTGGCATCGATCCGGAGAACAGCCCACTCGGCGTTCGTCAGCGTCACCCCGGACGTGGTGCTCCGGTCGGTGGCGTTGTCGTCCATCTCGCAGATGAGCTCGCCCGACCCATCCGCGGTGAAGAACGCGGAATAGGTGGCGTTGTCGGAGCCGTCGATCCAATCCCCGAGCAGACCCATCACGAGCTCGGCGGTCCCGGTGGGGAGCACCGACAGCTTGACCCGCGCCTCGAAGACGCAACCCTGCTCGAGGGAGAAGTTGCGCTGGTCGTCGCAGTAGATGGCCGCGTCTTGCTTCTCGGACGTCGCCGTGAGGGTGCACGCCATGATGCCGGCGGACGCATCGGCCACGCCCGCCACGGTCGGAGGCGCCGCTCCCACGATCTTCTTGACCCAGCGGACGCCGGACTCCGCGCTGCCGGCCGCTGGTACCACCACGGCACCCGCTCCCACGAAGTCGTCGTAGAGCACGACGCCAGCCTGGGGGTTGACGGTCTCGAACGAGGCCCCGTCGTAGTACTCAAGGACCCCGCCGCGATACTTGGCCTTCGTGCTCATCGGTTACCTCGCTTCCGCCCCGACCCTGCTCGGGCCGCCGCCAAACGGCGAGGCGGGGGGAAAAAGGAGGGGCGGCGCCCGGAACGGCGCCGCCCCAAGGGGGTCTACGCGATCGCGGACTCGAGCGGAGCCGACCGGTGGAAGGCCGGGTCCAGCATGATGTAGAAGCCGCACCCGAGCTGGGCGTTGCCGCCGACGTCGGCGATCGAGAGCTGCACGTGCGTGAAGCCGTTGGCCACGTCCAGATCGCTGGCCTTGATCTCCACGGCCATGATGGACGAGGCCTCCGCCGAATCCGTGTCCGTGTGGGACGTGGCGGCGGTCTGCGTCGCCTTGGTGAACCCGGCGATCCCGGTCAGCGTCCCCACCTTCTTCCAGATGGTGTCGAACAGGAGGTCCTTGGCGCTGGTTCCGGCGGCATCCTTCGCCTGCTGCAGCTTGAACACGGGGTCCTGCCCCGCGGTGCCGGCGGCCTTGAACAGCACCGCCACGCACCGGCCATAGTTCTTGAGGTTCACCCAGTCCCCGTTGTTGTCCGCGGTCTGCATGTCGACCGGGACGAACGCGGAGACGATGTCCGCTCCTTCCAGGAACTTCTCCGACATCTTGTCGTCTCCTTTCGCTTTTCGGGGCCTTAGGACCGGGTCTTCAGGACGACGAACGGGGACGTCGTGCTGGTCCCGTTCTTGGGGGTCAGGGGCTTGTCGAGCTTGGGCTTGCCGTTGACGCGCGCCGTCCACCGGAAGGTCTGCTCACCGTTGAGGAACCGAACGTGCATGGAGACGTCCTCCTTGATGGCGCCCTTCCGCACGAGCTTGTACTGGGAGAGATCGATGAACGCGAGGTCACCGATCGTGCCCAGGGTCGACGCGTCCTCGATCGGCATCGCGGGCCGGCCGAAGATGCTGCCGTTGGGCGCCTGCGAGAGCCCGCCCGGTGGCATGAAGACGAGCTGGCCGGAAGCGCCGGTGCCGATCATCAGCGTCATCAACTGCGGCAGGCAGTCGTTGTTGAACACCCAGATGCCGCGCGCCTGAGACCGCGCATGGACCCGGGCCCACATGTTCATGACGTTCTCGGCGACGATCGTCTTCGCGGGCTGTCCGGCCTCCTTGTCGACCTGGACCGTGCAGAGCGCGCTCAGGATGCCGAGGCACTGAGCAGCGCCCGTCCCGCGGTAGATCTCCTCATCCAGCTGGAAGGGGAAGGCCTCCAGGAAGGCCTCCCGGAAGACCTGGCCGAGCGCCGTCGCGTCTTCCAGGATCTCGTCCGTGGCGTAGCCGATTCCCATCAGCTTCTCGACACGGCATTCCCACATCTTGAGCTTCGGACGCGTCGGCGTCGCCGTGCCGCCCTCGGCCGTGCGGTAGACGCGAACGCCGCCCCAGACTCCGGCCGAACGATCCGTCTCGTCTGGCATCACGACCTTGAGTGTGTCCGAGTTGGGACCCAGGTTGGTCGGTGAGCAGCGGCTGGCCAGCGCCCCCGCCTCGAACGCGTCCTTGGCCAGGTCCACCGTGATCTCCGGCTGGATCAGGTAGCCGCCGTCGGAGCCGACCGAGGCGCCCGCCCCCGTCACGGACGCGTTCAGCTCCACCAAACGGGGATCGATGGGCCCGCCCTGGCCGGCCGCCGCGATCGCCACCAGCTGCTCTCCCAGGCTGGCGAACGGCTTCTTGCCGGCGTTGTCCGCGCCAACGATGATCCCGGACGGCGTGGTCACGGAGGGCTTGGACGCCTCCGGCTTGCGCGTGAAGGATGCGACCACGCTCTCGCGGCGCTCTGCCGCGGTGATCTGACCGGCGAGGGAGTCCTGCTCGGCCTTCAAGGCCTCGAGCTTGGCTACCTCCTCGTCGCTCGGATCTCTGTTCTCGACCTTGGCCTTCGCCAGGACGGCCTCGGCCTCGGTGGGGATGCCCGCGTGATAGCGGTCGCGCATCTCCTTGAGGTTCATTCCACTGTCTCCTTTCCGGCCTGCCCACGTGAGGCCGAGGCCGAGGACTGAATGCCGATCCCGAAAGTGAGGGCCCGCGCGCGATTCGGATTCCCGCCCTTGCGCGCCAGCTGCGAGGCCCGCGCGACCGCGTCATCCAGACCGCCAATCCGGTCCGCCATGCCGAGTCGCACTGCCTCTTGCGCGTTGACGATGAACCCCTCCCCAAAGCCCTCCCGAACCTGCTTCGGCGTGACGCCTCGGCCCCGCGCGACTGCTTTCACGAACCTGGCGTACGCGTCATCCACGCGGGCCTGCAGGAGCGCTTTCGCCTCATCGTTGAGCGGTTCGTCGGGGTTGCCGAGGGTCTTCAGCCGTCCTGCGGAGAGATACGTGACGTCCACGCCGGTCTTCTCGTTCGCCTTGCTCCAGTCCTCGTGGACCATCAGGACGCCAATGGAGCCGAGCTCGCCGGTCGCGGTGATGATGACTTCGGTCGCAGACGCGCCGATGAAGTACGCAGCACTGAACATGTGCGGGTTCGCCACGGCTACGACCGGCTTCACGGCCCGCGCCGCGAACACCATGTCTGACACTTCTGCGATCCCTGGAACCGTCCCACCAGGACTGTCCACATCCAGCACGATGGCGTCCACGCTGCGGTCGGCTACAAGCGAATTGAACGACTGACCCAACATTTCTGCCGAGGTCCCGCCAGACATCGCAGCCACGTTGTTGGCGCGTGGGAAGATGGTTCCGAACACTCTCACGACTGCCACCCTCCCCACCTTCATAGGGAGTGCGCGATCGCTTGGTTCGTCTGGCCCATCGTTGAAGGCGCGCGGGATGGCAATCCCCTGGCCCCACGCCTGCAGAACGCCGAGGATCTCGTCCAGCTTCGCCGGCAGAATCGCCCACGGCGTTTCGAGAGCAGCGCGCAGCAGTCGGCTCGACCTTGATTTCATGCCGTCGCCTCCACGTGCGCCAGAGCGCCGTTTGTTCCATTCGGCGGGGGAGCGGAAGTGGACGCGTCAGCGGGTGTGCCGGCGGGCACCATGTTTGCGGGGCGGAGATAGACGCCGCCCATTCCATCGGGGCGGGCGTTCATGTTCTCCTTCTCGCGCACCTCGTCGGGCGAATAGATTCCGTGGTCGATCCCCTGTGCGTATCCTTCCATCCGCGTCTTGAAGTCGACACGCAGCAGGCCTTCGACCAGGTGCTCGGCATAGAAGGTCTGTGGAGCAAGAATCAAGTCGCGCTGGATCGACGACTCCCACATCACCAACCAGTCCATGAGACCGAACGAGAGCCAGCCGAGAACGATTTGCTCCAGGCCCGTCCCCCAGGTGGTGTTCTTCGTGATGTCTCCCACGAGAACGTTCGGTACCTGGTAGACGCGCGAGATATCGCCGACCTGGAAGCCACGCAGCTCCAGCATTTGTGATTCCCGGTTGGTCATCTGCAGCTTCTCGATCTTGAGGCCGCCCTCGCCGACGAACGGGTTATGCCCGCGAATCGGCCCGCCTCGGTGCGCCTTCCAGGACTGGATCACGCGCTCGCGCTGGTCCTTGTCCAGCTTCCCCTCCGTCATGAGCGCGATGGCCGGCTCTGCTCCGCTGCCGAAGTAGGCCGCGGCGTAGACCTCCGCCGCCAGTGTGAGCCCGAGGCCTTGCCGCGCCTGCTGGACACGCGACATGCCGAGAACACCGTCCTGGG